ATTTGATGAGTTTCAGTAGCTTCCTCATATTCAGTCTTTTCGTAAGTTCCGTACTTCTCATCTTCATCTGTATAATTGTAATAAGCTGTCATCCCCTCAGTGCAGAGAATGAACAGTGCGTGAATCCAGAGTAATGGAGCATCATTATGCTGATAGATTAATTTCGCGATTTCATCTCCGGCACTAGCGGTAGCCAAATCAAGAGAGTTATCAGCATCATCAGGATAACACTTGATAGGAGGTACTGTGACAGAGAGAGCGGCAATGATTGATTCGAGATAAGCCCTGTAGACATTAATTGGCTTGTCGTAAAATGATTGTTGAGTATCATCGTAATACTGCTCGGGTTCATATACTCTCCAATCATGTGCTACAGAGTCAAACCATACCTGAGAGATACCAGACCAAAGATACTTAAGATGCTTCCATTGTCTAATCTGCCGTTCGCGCGCAGACTTATCCTCATCTTGGTAGAAATCTACCACAGATTTGAGAAGCCTACTAATATGTTCTTCTTCTTGAGTCATTAGTAAGGCCGTTGTCCTACCTGACCAAAACTCATCTTAGGTGCGTATGGATTATTCTGAGTCATCCCTAATGATGGGGGAGTATAAGGCTGCATTCCCATTCCATCACTAGTACTAGGGGGAGTCATAGGACCATAAGTTCTATTCATCCCTCCAGTAATACCAGTATTCTGATTACCCTGAAATCCTGTATTGGAACCCGGCATATTCATCTGGGGAGCAGGGGGAGCCTGTCTAGCTATAACAGAATTCCTACCACCCATAGGATTATTCATTTCATTTCCGCCCCTCATACTAGGCGGAACAAATCCATAGGGATTAACTGGATTAGGATTCCCCATAGTCTTTCTTAATCCAGCCATAAAGTTTTGGGGATTACCAGTTACAGCCTGCTGCATTGAATTACCAGTAATTCTACCCGCAGCATTTTGTTGTCCTGCTATACCTTGTATTTGCTGTATTAAATTAGGGTCCTGCATAACTTGCTGCAAGAATCCCATAATATCTCCACCCTGTCCATCACCCTTAGCCATTACTTTAACCCCATCTTCTTCTTGGTATTCTTAGAAGGCGCTACTCCCATTTTATTAGCAGTAGCATAGAATACAGATTTGCCTTTCTTATCTCCGTATTCCTTCTTCATGTTCTTCATTACCTTCTCACCTGAACCTTGATAGTATTTACTCAGAGGCATCTTTCTTCTCCCCTAATACACTACCTTCAAGTTCTTCTATCTTCTTCTGGCGAATTTCATCGGCAACTTTTAGAGATTCAGATTCCAGGCGCGCTTGGGTAGCTCTCCATAATGTACTCTTAGGTACAATCATGGGAGTCTTGCCGTCTGTATCCTGTAAAACCTGATTCATCTCAGGAGAAGGAGAAGACATTACCTTATCCAATAAAAGTCTCTCCCGACGCTGAGACTTCTCTAATTCCATCTTAAGTATTTCAATAGTCGGGTCTATTCTGGATAAGCGTTCAGATTCGCGCTCAGCTTCAGCTTCAGCAGCACAATGAGGACAATGGGGATTAAATAATTTATGAAGAAAATTAGTCATGTTTAGTGCCGCCTTCGGCGAGAGAACATCCGAACTGGTTTCATACTATTACCATCCTGAGACTCTAATCTTTCCATTCTACGATAGTAAGCTGTCTGGTCATTATCTTCTGCTAGCTTCTGAGCTACTAACTGACGGGAGCGTATCTCCTCGAATTCGCGCTCGGCTTCATCAAAGTATTTATCTGCTGTGTCTATTCCGTATCTGATAACGTCATAGGGGTCGTCACCATCAAACTCCATAACATCTTCAGCAGGTTTATTATTTTTAGGCTTATCATAACTACAAGCTTTAATAGCATCTATAAGTAGAGTACAGTTATCAAATATTTGTAATTTCGGTAAATTAGTCTCAGGTTTAGGGGGGTCAAAGAGTCTAATATACTCTTTATACTTCTCTAGTCCCTTATTCCTAAGCAACCACTGACTATGTTCTTCTGAGTACGCTGTAAGGTCTTTTAGAAGAATCGCGCGGGGCTTCCACCTTAAATACTCATGGAGAAGAAGTTTTCCAGAAACTCTAGTGCCAGCACTTTGATTCGGAAAATCAATTGTGGTACCAAGCGCGGCTTCAATTTGCTCTTGAATAGTATGTTCGGCACCTTGGTCATACCCAACTGACTTACAGAATTTAATTACCTTTGGTCTATCTTCTTCAATCCACTGTTTAACGTAGGGAGCCCATTCTTCAATTTTACTGTTTCGCCAGCTCTCTTCCCTATATGCATAGACTCTCTTATCAGGTGAGATAGCTAATCCTAGAACGTAAGTCTGTGCTCTAAAACCCCAGTCCCCAATGAGTAACTTTGGCCAGTAATTTGGTATCTTAAAGGGTTTGATAACGTGAAGGGCGTTATCAGGTTCATCGGGATAGTGATGGGAACGAAATTCATCAAATACTTGTCCAAGATAAGCAGACCAGTCACCGAATTTCTTAGCTTTTCTTTCAGCATCTGCTAGGCCGTCAAGAGATATTGTATAGGTAGGGTCTACATAAGGATTATCTGCTGCGACGGCATGTATATAAATACGCTTATTTCCACCCTTACCTATTAATATCTTCCCACCTTCAGGACAGGGGTCTACAAAGCGTTTCTTAACCCAAGTATGACCTATACCCCCAGGCATTCCGGCGGCTCTTATTATAGAAGGTAATCCGGAATCTATAGCAGAACGTACTCTGGTAAAAGCTATATACATATAGATGTATTCAGTAAAAGATGTCAACTCATCTGGAGTATAAAGATTAATTTCCATTGAGTCGAACTTATGAACATCATCTTCATTTTCGCAGTGTGCCATAAAGATAATAGCACCTGCATTAGTTCCACCAGTTCCTCCGAATTGGTCCGGGCGCGGAAAAGTCCACGCCATATCAGTCTTATTAAAAGTAGCGCCGAAGTGTCTATAGAGTTCTTTACTTCTAGGAATTATTTCGTTACGTAACTCCGGATAAGTTCTACGCTGAAAGACTTGTTTAAACCTTGGATTCTCATGCAGTTTATGGCAGATACCATACATGAGAAGAACGTCAGACTTACCAGAACCTGCTCCACCCCCATAAGTTCCTTCCTTTATGGAAAACGGTAGAGACAAGAATGGAAGCTGTTTCTTATTTGGCTTCCATTCAGTACGAGCACTCACTTAGGGTCGCTCTTTCTGCTACCACCTGGCATTGGATCATTAGGTAGAAGTTTCCCACCAATGAATGCCGTAACAACAGCAGCGAAATGAACCATCTGATTGGCTACGAAAACAGGTTGGGTCATTTCATACCAGCTACCAATTTTAGAAACATCATTAGCAGCTAATCCAGCCATCATGCCAAGCGCAGCTACTAATGCTATCCAACCAGGTTTCATTAGCTAGCCTTTAATACTACAGTAGTATTACCACCAGTACAACGAAGCCAACCAGCAGATACGAATATACCTACAGTATTAGCTCCGGTAGCTGCCTTCCAATTAGAATTATCTGCTGATATCTCAACTGCATCATTTGCAAATAAATGAACCTGTCGTGCAGGTAATGCATAGACAGTATTCTGCACGATTGCTATGGGATATCCTATGCTGAGTACTGTCGTCATAATTTAATTTCCTGAAACACTTACGGGCTGGTCTGTTACGCCACGTAAGATAACATTAATGATACCAGTAGTAATACCAATAACAGCAGGCGAAGCAAAGGGAGTTAAAACTCCTGTAGCAGCTGAAGCTATAGCTAATACATTAAACCAGAATGTCTTACTCTTAAAGATACTCTTCTTGGGCTGCACTGTTTTCTCCTATTCCTGTAATTCAATAACAGGAAATTTAGATTCTTGAACTATCTGTGGAGCAAAGACTACAAATTGAACCCCTGCTCCCATTACTGGGCCTTGCGCAACTTCCGGTTCAAGGTCTTTAACTACTCCCGAAAGAGACTTAGCTATACTAGCAAGTACCCCAGCAGGAGCTTCCTCAAGTTTTTCTTCGGTAATATTATCAAGTGCCTTTAATAACTTCAGCCCCGCGCGCCTTGCACCTTTTTTCTTTAAGTTACCTATAAAGGAATTTAACTCTTTATCTTTATTATTATAGGTAGCTGTAGAAGTAGAACCGTTAAGATAGGCTGAAACTGAGGATTCAGAAATACCGAAGGAATATGCGAGGGATATTGCGGCGGCGCGCCCGGACTCTAAATTGGTTTGTGCTATTATCTTTCGTAGGGACTCTGGGACTTCATTATTACCTTGACCCCTACCAATTCTCATTTCTTGAATTTCAGCTACAGTAGGTAAGTCTCCACCGTAGGTCATTCCTTTATCTTCATCTTTGGTAGGTTTAGTTAAATCTGAACCTATAACAGGCACACCACTCTTATCCAGTTCGACTCTGCTATTCTTCAGTTCAGACTCGAATTCATCGTCTGAGACGACCCCTAGAGGCATTTTATTTCTTTCTATTATGACTTAATACACAAGTATCCCTTAAATCCCCGTCCATTTATATGTAATACAGGGTCGAACGAGTACATATTAGCACGGATGGGGGCGACTGTCAAGGGGCGTGCCGCTCTTTCCCGTCTCTAGAATGGCCCTGTAAGCCTCTAGGCTGCCCCAGGTTAAACGCTCTCCCGGCTCGGGCCAGTCTACCCCCTAACTCGTCCTAGAGGCTACCTATTTTGAGATATATATTAATACCTACCATAAACTAAAATATGAAAAAGTCATAATTTTTATTTTTTCTCCCAGAAAAACAGGAGTCCCAGATTTTATATTTTGAGCAGAAGGACGACATATGCTCGGCGGACCTCGCATATCAGGAATGATGGAACCAGTCTAGCTCGGTACCCCCGTATAGTAGCTTCTGAATGTATAGTAACTCTACATATATTATATATACCACAATATCTAGTATGGTTAGATAAATAATACCACTACATCTTGTGGGTTGACATCCACAGCCATAGGCGTATCATATAGATAGAGGGATATGACATGACATTAGTTCATTGCAAAGTTTGTCAGGCTTTGAGAGTGAAAGACCAGCACTGCCGATACTGCGGGACATATCAAGCTGGATGGAATGCACTGTGCATACACTTTGATGATGCGCGAGTGCTGAGGATTCGGAGAGCACGTAACGCTGATTCTGTAAAGTTACGAGTCAGACCGACTCATATCGTGGACCATCTGCGGCGTACGGCACAGTTGGCGAAGTAGAGGATTCCAATGGCAAACTACACAAAAGAACATAGTACAGGCTGGAAACCCGTAGCAATTGACTGCAAAACTCACGAGCTACTTGTAAAGGTAGTGAATGAAATTAATGCACGAAACATGCGGACTCCTGAGGGATTCCCCGTGAGAATCTCTCTTAAGGACGCTGTAAAGTATGCTATCGAAAAGGTGGCGAAAGATTTCAAGATTACCAAGTAAGACAAGTTCATACGGCTCAGGTCTATTCCATATCATACCCCTCATATCGGGGAA